TTCAAATGATTTAATTGGAAAAATTTTACTTGATATTTTAATTAGTAGAGTTAAAATAGAAATGAATGAATTACCTATTTTTAGTATTCCTAATGGAATTTTAAATACTGAACATTTTTTATATGGTTCGTTAATAAAAGAAAATATTCAAGCTAAGCCTGAACAATTTACTAATATTAATTTAAATGTTATAGATATAAAATATAATTTTTCACAAAATATTGAAGTGTTAACACAATCATTATCATCATTTGTTACTTTTAATTCAATAAATAACTATATGTATACACTGCTTAAAAATACAAATATTATATTAAATCTTGATATTAATTCGGCTAATCAATTTTTAATGTCTTACTATTTTAAACAGGTATATATAAAAATATGTACTGATATAAAATTAGCTTGTCCAAACATAAGTCAAGATACTATTTTAAAAAATATTAAAGTATCAATAGACCCTATAACATTATTCAATAATTTAACTACACAAGATAAATTTGATAAAGGTGGTAATACATTACCTGTTTTTCCAATAGAATTTACGATAACTTGTAATGAAAATGTGTTTTATAAAAAAATATTATTAAATCTTATAAGTGTATATAAAAGCAATAAATTAGACTTTTTTAGACTTTTTTTTAATGATAACGATGTAATTTTTTATCAATATATCGTTTATATAATCAATATATTATACGGTAATAAAGAATGTTATAATTTAGATAATATTAAAAAGTTATCTCCATTTTATACTGGTAGATATTTTAGAGAATATAATTATAATTTTTTTTCCAAAAATTTGTTTTGTAATTTTGAGACTGATGCTGAAATGAAATCACTAAAAATAGTTTTTAGTATAATAAATGGAGAAAATATTGTTTATAAATTAGGAACCATAATAATATCTTCATCTGATGAACTATATAAATATAGTTTTACTGACAATATTGTCACTCATTTTAATGATATTATTTCAATAAATATAAGTTCTCCTCCTATATTCTATGAACGATATACATTCGAAAAATTTCTAAATAACTATATTTCAGATAAAACAGAAATATCTAAAGCTTTACAAGATTTTGATAAAGTGATATCTAATGGTAGTATAACCAATTTTTGTAATATATTATGTTATCAAGATTTAAATAATTTATATATATCCCATTTAAATCCACATTATAAGTATTTTAAAGAACTACATCAAAAGTTATTTTCATCTAAAAAACTAAGTATTATTCAATTTGGAGAGTTAACTATAAATACTCTTCTTACACAATTTAGAAAAAGCTATTCTGTATATTCAAGATATAATGATATAAGATTGGATGATGAAATATTAAAGCAGTGGAATAGTGTTATATTAACATTATTATTATATCCTCCTTTAGGTAGTAGTATTAAAGAACAAACTTTTATTGGAAAAACAAATGGGTTTACAAATATTTTTAATAATTATATGTTAACTAATTTAATAAATGTTTCAAATATCAATGAAGGGACTGAAGAAAATGAAATCAATAAGATTAGAAAAAATATAAAAAAATTTACAATACCTCAAGGCGGAGGTAGTATTCAAAAAGGAGGTACAAAAGAGGAAGATTTTATAAAATTTATTTCTACTGGAAATTTTACAAATAATATTATTTTAAATAAAAGCCTATCTAATAAACCAGATAATTTAAATCCTATATTGATTTATAGTGATAAAGTTAAAGATACATTATTATATGGTGTTTTTACAAATGAACTCCCAAAATATGGAACAAATTTTTTTTATGATAATTCTACAACTAGTCAGGCTGAAGAAGGAATATCATCAGTTTATATAGAATCTTTATCTTTAGATGGAATACAATTAAATGACAATGATAGGAGTATATCAATAGATGATGATTATGCTTCATTGTATTATTTTGATTTAGATACAAAAATTGCTGTTATTGATGATAATAGTATGTTTAATGTTATTAATAGTTATAAAAAAAAAATAGTTAAAATTCTATATGATGATGATATTGTAGATGATGATATTATAGATGAAGATGAATCTGAAGATGAACCTAATCAAGATGAACCCTATGAGGATTATTTTGATGAAGATGGTTATGATTATAATGATGAATATGTATCACATCAAGATAGGATAATTATAGATAGTGCTTATAAAATTAATCTTGAGGTTATTGAATTAAATAGTGTGGTAAATGATAATACTGTAGATTTAGAAAGTGATAATATTTTATTAAAAGAGCCTGTGATTATTCGAGTACCAAACAACGATAATATAAGTGGCATATATAATCCTGTAATACAAAGTATAAATAAAGAACCACCTAAAAATTCAATAATATTGTACAAAAAAGAAGGTAATCCTGAAGTATTTTTAAGTGTTAATACTAATTTAGAAGATATCAATGACACACTTTATACATTTATTATTAATAATAGTGCGATTGGACAAATACATAGTTATGAAAAAAATGTACAACCTATTGACAGTTTAAGTGGAAAAAATATAACTATTTTGGAGAATGATGAATATGTATTTAAAAAGATTTTTATCACTAATGAAAGTGATGATTTGGGAGGAAGTTCTAAAAGAAAAATAAATAAAAATAATAAGACAAAGAGAATGAAAAAATTAAAATCTAAAATGACTAAATATAAAGGTAGACAATATAAAAATAAGACTATTAGATATAAGCATAAACGTAACAAAAATACTCTTCATAAAATATAATATTTAATTTATGATATTAATTAATTTTAAATTTATTATTAATAAAATAAGAATATGTACATTTTTATTTTATATATTTACAAGCATAATATTTTCACCTTCATATTTTTCTTTTATTTTTTCATTTAATATTTCAAGTTGTTCTTGTAAATCATATTCTAATGGCAAAACCATTTTAATATTTAATCGTTTTCCATCTATTCTTTTTTCAAAAACTAAATGTGGTTTCTCTCTACAATTTACAAGTGAAATATATTTTGGTAGGGTTTGTTCGTTTTTCTCTGGATAAATATCATTTTCTAAATCATCAACAACTTTATTAGCCTGAACTAATTTTTCTTGAATTGATACTTTATTTGATTTAGTTGTACACCAAGGCTTATCTAGTTTGGGATGTTTTTCTACTTTGAAAAACTCTCTTTCTTTTGTATGTTCTTTATCTAACCATTCGTGATAATAAACTACATATTTACGCATCATGTCTTGTGTAATTCCATTTGGTAAATCTTTGGCATTATATTTTCGTTCTCTTTTTGTACCGTCTTTTATTCCTTTTGAATTTTGTTCTTGTTCTTTTCTTGTAGCAATTCGTAAATTTTCAAAAGAATTATTTAACGGATTTTGGTCAATATGGTCTACGCTAATATTTTTTGTTCCTTTCCCATTTCCATAGCAATCCATTATAATTTGATGAATATACAAATCGGTACTTCCCATTATATAACCATTGCGTAATTTAAACCAACTAATTTTTTTCCCATTATTAATATTAATTTCATAATCTAATATTTTTTGATAGCTCTCAGGACAAAGTTTACAAATTGTATCTTTTTCACAATACATTAATATATATTCTTTATCATTTTCATTTACTCTCCATAAAGGATTTTTCATTATATTGGCATCTTGACCCATAGTTAAATAATGACCATGTATATATTCTATTATTTCATAATTTTCACTAATATTTTTATGATAAAAATGATAAATTTCTACATTATTTCTTCGCAAATCAAAGTTATTATCATTTTTAAATTTGTAATAAACGGATTCTTGATTATAATTAAATATAAAATCCAAATAATTAAATCGTTTGTAGTTATAACAATAGGACGGATAAATATCTGTCTCAGCTACAAATACAAAATTTTTATTAAAATTTATAATACGGTCTTTATCATTTAAATCAACTAAATATTTTTTGTTATTGTGTTCAATAACACCACACATTAATTTTTCATTTGTTGAATATTTAGGTTTCATTATAGTACAATTAATATCTAAATTGTAATTATTTTTCTTATCAATTTTATTTTTTTTATAATAACTCATTGAAAATGGGTTATAATTATCCATATTATAATTAATATAATATAGATTTATTTAAGTAGTTTTAAAAAGAAATAATATATAAGTATATTTGACAATACCACCCAATCCGCTCAATTTGAGTACGCTAATCCGCCCATACCACTCATGATACGAAGCACGTTGTAGTTTGTAGCATAGACACGAACCTTGGCAGTCTTGGTACCCTCAACAGTGGCGTTGGAAAGAACAAGCTGAAGAGTGGCGTTATCAATACGGGAGAAGTTGCATGTGCCGCTGGGTTGGTGTTCCTCAGGGCGGAGAGCAAAGCTGTACACATTGATACCCTCATCAGGGTTGCGGGTGTGGGACTGGTAAGGTTGAACCCAAGAGAAGTAAGAACCTTCACGCTCAGAGAAGCGGTCTTGGCCGTTAAGCTGGAGCTTAGCAGTGACGACAGGGTTTTGGCCCCAGCAGTGCATGTCCAAAGAGGTCTCAGAAAGCACGAAGGTACCAGCATCAGAGACACCAGAGTTATCCTTGTGGGAACCAGACTCAGCAAGGGCAGCAGCAATATCAGCAGGGAGACCAGTGGTGTTCAATTGGATAGCATCACCACCAAAGTTGGCCTCATTGTAGGGGTTGCTGGGTCCGTGCCAGTATCCAGTGAAACCAGCAGGAGGGATATAATCCAAAGCACCCGCATCCTGGAAAAGACC